ACCTTACACTAATATATCAGCTGAGTCTGTTATTCCATCTTATGAAAACAGTTTAGCAGAGCCTAATGATTCTTTTGAAAATGAATTGGCTGATATTAGGACTGAGCTTTCAGATTGGGTAGAAAAGAATCCTAATCTACCAAGAGCCAGCTTTTTTATTGGTAAGGGTTATCAATATTGTTGTCGTGCATTGTATGTAAGGGCTATGGTTTCATCTACGGAAGGTGAAGTAAGTCAAATGAATGATCTTATGTATGGTGCAAAGCTAGACAAGAACTGGTTTCAGCCAGACTACAACTGGATCAAGAAGTACAAGACTACACAGTTATATATGTTATGTAATGAACTGAAGATCAAATACTCTGAGAGAGATAAGAAAGGTGATCTTGTAGAAAAGATTGTTGCCTCTATCAGAGATGGTAAGTCTTACGATCCTATTGAGTTACTCAAGAATGTGAAGTAAAACTATTGATACTTGCTGAAGTTCATCCCCCAATAAGCTATGAGGGATGCTTCGGCAAGACCATCATATGTCTTTAACTGCCAAAGATGTGAGCCTTGTGGCATCAACTCAGATGCTCTTTTACGAGTAGCATCTTTATCACTTGTACAGTTAAGATCACTTTTCCACTTACGAGGTACAACTTCTGTATACGGAAGACCTATTGCCACAAGCATACCAAGATATATTCCATATCCCATGCCTGTTGCAAATGTACTAGCTAAACCTTGTTGTGGCATAGCTTGTTGTTTTTCTATAAACACATGCTCTGGTTTTTGATCAGCTAAGATACTATTAAGACTCCACATATCTAGGAATCTTTTTTGTTTCTTGCCTATGTTTACTCTAAACACAGGTGCTTTCTCAGCTTGAATATACTTTGAGTCTGAATGAATGAAGCTAACTGCTCCATTTAGTCCAGGATCAATGCCACATACTATCATTACGAACCTCCAGTTTTAGTTTGCAACCAAGGGCCTCAGCCCAACAATACAAATTAAAAGCTGTTGGCTTTCGATTTCCAGTTTCCCACTTGGCAACTAGACCAGTCGCACATCCTATACGATCATCTAGTGCAGCTTGTGGTAGACCTAGCTGGTATCTTCGTTTCTTCAACTGAGTAACAAGATCATCAGCATATCTCTTTTCAGTCATTGCACACCTCTAGGTAACAATAGCCAGAGGTTAGTTGTAATGTCAATAATTTTGATTTAAAATAAATATGAGGGTGCAATCTCATACTAGACATATACGGAGGACATAATGGCATTTATGACTAGGAAAACATTTGACTTTTTTACACAAAAAATAGCACCATTACTAAGACCTAATGTTGGTGATACATTTGTGCAAGTCGTTCATGAGTATTATACTCATGGTTACATTAACAGAGCTAAGTTTGATAGGCTCAGTAGTTTGAATTGGAGTGCAGTAGAGCATGAAGATCAAAATGAGCCACTTGATGAACTAAGCAACAAAGAATTGGAGGGCAGAAACTATGGTACTAAGTCAACAGCAGCTTAACGCTAGAAGAAACTTTATTGGTTCAAGTGAGGCATCTATCATTGCTAATGGTAGTTACTCATCATGGTATGAACTGATTGAACAAAAACGCAATAGTCTAGAAAAAATATTTGACAAACAAACTAGATTCTTGATGGAAGCTGGTACATTCATGGAGCCTTTTGTATTGGAAAAAGGTGAAGAGATAATGAAGATGAAGTTTCGTAATCAACAATCTGGCAAGACTGTCGATCATGGCATTGCACCAATACACTCAACCTATGATGCAATTGCAGCTGATGGTAGACCAGTAGAAGCTAAGACACATTGGCAGTTCAGAAACATGGATGAGCTATGTGATCTGTATGCACCACAATGTCAGCATCACATTCATACATCAGCTAAAGATGGTTGCTATCTTGTTGTATTCTTTGGTGTCAGATGTAATTTGGAATACAGATACATTCAAAGAGATCAAGCATGGATTGATTCCTATCTTGAGCAATGTGTCAAGTTCTGGTCATGGTATCGTGATGGCGTAGAGCCAGAGGGATTTGAATTGTTACCACCAGTTGATTGGTCAGATATGGTGACTATGGATATGTCAGACTTACCTGTGTGGGATGAGAAGATGGAACACGAGATGAGAGTCAATGCAAGTGACATCATTGAATCAAAGCAAGCCATCGACATTGCAGACGAAGCTAAGTCTGTATTCAAACATTACATGCCAGACAATTGTCGTAAGATGACATTTGACATTGGTGGTAATCACAAAGGTCATAAGATTGTGATGACTAGATCAAAGACTACTAAAGCAATCACATTGAAACACACTTACCCAAAAGGAGAGAAAGATGGGAACTAAGAAAAACGTATATGAAACACTAGCAAAGGTAGATGTTTCTAAACATGTAGAGAAGAAAGGCGATGCTACATACCTTTCATGGTCATGGGCTTGGGCTTTTGTAAAGAAAGAGTTTGATGATGCTACATTCGTCAAGCATACATTTACAGACAATCAGAACAATGTCTTGCCTTTCATGAGAGATTACAAAGGCAATACATATGTCCAGGTATCTGTGACAATACAAGGTCAGACAATTACTGAGGTCTTTCCTGTCATGGATAACTACATGCAAGCTATCAACTCAGAAGCAAACACTAAGTTTGGCAAGAAGAAAAGAGATGGTCAATCAAGAATACCAGACTCAACTGATGTCAACAATGCTCATCAGAGGGCATTGACTAAGTGTCTTGCATACTTTGGTCTTGGCTTGAACGTCTATGCTGGTGAAGATATACCTCTCAATGATGTATTCTTCAATGATGATTCATCTAATCAAGAAGCAGATGTCATCAAAAAGATATTCTCAGAATGCAAAGATGAGAAGTCACTCAAGGATGCATGGCACGGAAACAGTACTAAAATCAATAAGTTATCGCAGACTTTTGTCATATCAGTTCAAGATCATTACAAATCTTGTTTATCAAAACTGAAGGTAAAGAAAGCTAACTAATACAAAAAGACTAGAGGCGAGGAGCTATCACCACCTCTAGTCTTCCCCCTACCACAGCCCTTTCAGGCAAGTGAATTTATATCATATAAAAAATTTATTTAAATTACAATAGACATTGGGGATATTATGAAAAGAAATGAAATACTAAACCAAGCAAAAGAAACTTTACTGCAACGACAGACAGTACATGGTGATCCACACAAGACATTTACAATACTTGCAGAGATGTGGAATGTTACACCATATCAAGTTGCTATGATGCTTGCTGAACTAAAGATGATCAGAGCCAGAGCAAATCCAGCTAACGATGATAACTATCTAGATGCAATAGGATACATTGCTCTAGCCTATGAACTAAAACATAACCAAAAAGAAGCTATGGTAGGAGGAAAGAATGATTGAGCTTTTATTAGAAAAAGGTGATGTAAAATTAATAATGGCAACATTAGTTGTGTTGCTTGACATGAAGTATATCACAGAACCAAAGATGATTAATAAATATAAAAAATTATTAAAAAAGTTAAAAGAAACGACAAATCTTTAGTGGAGGACACCTAGAGTGTTGTCGTTTCTCAGGTGCATATTAACTATAACTTATTATTTATAAAGGAATATTCACATGACAGAAGAAATATTTGAAGACGACCCTAGAGCCTTAACAGAAAAAGATAACAAGAGATACATACCCAAGCCTTATATGGATTTCTTTCTAGCACTAAGATACACAGCTGATGATGACGAGATTAAAACACCAGCTGGTGTGAATGCTGATTACAGAGGATATGGCTAGGACAAAAGCTCTATAGCTTGTTCTCTAGTCTTATATGTTCTACGATCCCAACCTTTCCCAAAGGTATTATATGTCTTTAGCTTCCTATAAAACTGGCTCCTTTGAGCTGTATAGGTTTCTATGACACCTTTAATACCAGCTGGGTACTGTGTGATTCTATTGATGGTTTTTGCTCCGATTACTCCATCAATAGAAGCACCAACAAACTGCTGAACATTACGAGCTGCTCTACTAGGGCCAGCATTAACTGCAAAATCAAAGATACACCAATCAACGCCACTAGGTAAGTCATCCCCTTTAATCTTATCCCAGTATTTTTTCTTATATATATCTTTAACATCTTCATCTGGTATGTTTCTCATCTCATCTTCGGTTACTTCTCTACCAAGATACTTTTCATAAGTCCGTTTAGTTATGCCTTTATTGGTCATGCCTCCTGGGTCTTTCGGATGATTAACAAAGCCACCCTCATGTTCGAGGACAAGTTTTAAGCAATGATCAAAGTTTTCTTTCATTTCAGCCTCAAGTTTAATATTACATTACACATAGGGCATTTATAAACATCTCTTACCCCAGTTTTAACAAGAGCTACTTTACACCTCTCACATAACATCGCAATCATTTTGTTAATCCTTTTTGCTTCTCATAGGTTCTAAGTGATCCAATGCCAAGCATACCACCAAGAACAGTTAAAAGTGTACCCATGTCAAACTCAGGTAAAACTGGTAGTTCTATACCAGCAATAGCACAACCAAATATAATTAAGTCTTTTAGGATAAAGTGATAGAGAAAAGCAATTGCACATGTCCAACCAACTGCTGGGCGCCATCCACCTTTAAATAGTGATCCACTTGCAGCTTCTGCCTTGTTGACTTCTATCTGAGCCATAGCCAGTTGTTGAGCATGTTTCTCAGCCATTGTACTTAACTCAAATGCAATCTTGTTTTTAGTATCCTTATCTTCGATAAATTTGCCTAACAACTTTGTTGCTGGGCCTATAAGTGCTTGTATCATTACCATAACCTCATTTCTTTATTTACTTTAACTAATTTTACAAAGCAGTCATATCTCTGCTCTGTTTCACCAATCTTCACAGTTTGATTATCTAAGTATGATTTGAAGTAATGTGCTGTATTTACCGATTGAAAATGCAATGTGCCAGCTGGATTACCTGACAGGTAGCACATCAGCAAAAATGCTGGCTTCACTTTCCGTTCCTATTCATTATGGCTGAAGCTCCCATATAAGCTCCCACAATACCAGCCCCAGATATGTAGAAAAGGTTACTGATATCAGAAAGAGCCTGTACTCGTTCAATATCGACAACAAACATTGCAGCAGTAAAACTACCCATGGCAATAAGACTTGCAGTAGCCATCCTTCTTTGGGCTCTTTGCTTTCTGAGGTCATGTTCTAATCTTTTAATCTCAGACATATGTGCAAATTCTTCATCGCTAACTACTCCGTCATTGTTGATATCGTACTTATCATATTGTGAAGATGGTTGTAACTTTTTACCCATACCTACTCTCCTTATACATCCAAGCTAACATTATTATAAATCCTATTACTGTTATAAACAATAGCACCCATCCTATAATTTCCCAAATCTTTCTTATGGCTTCTTGTCTTTCATAAATATCTCTCTTTCTTTGAAGCCTTATCTCTTTTTCCATATTAAGGATTTCATTCCATGAATTAGCTCCATAATGAAAATTTATGAATGACTTTAGCTCTTGTCTTTGTGCCTCTAGCTTCTTCTTTGCAGTAAAAGCCTCTATTGCACTAGCTTCTATCTCTTTACCTTTGAATAATTTTCTAAGTGGTGATGCAGACTTAGCTGACTTCTCTGCATTATCTATATCGCTTATGGCTCCCATCCAACGAGATAAATCTTTACCCATGGATTCTATTTCACGACCAGCTGAGAAACCAGCTTTGATAGCACTAAAAGCCTTAGAAGCTGCTGTAATGGCTAGGCCAATGCTTGCTGGATCCACTTTACCTCACTAACAATCCTATTAAAAGGACAATGGTTGTACCTGCTGTGCCTATCATAATATGCTCAATACGTTTGATACGAAGGATGGTTTCTTTCCATCTCTCTGCACACACAGCTTCATGTGTATCTATTTGTGACTTTACTTCTGTTACTGATGGTCTAGGCATATATTCTAATATTACACCCCACACTATGCTTTTATTTCTTGTACTGTCATATGTGAGATAGTTCTTGGCTCATACGTTGCAGTATCTCTATCAGAATGAGTTCTATTTATATATGAAGTACCATTTGTATAGTTTTGAATTTGAACTTTATATACAATTTCTGATGTAGAATTAGGACTATCTAAAAAATGTAAAGGACTTGAATCTGAAAAGTATTTATCTGGTGTGTTCCCAGTTCCACCAGTTTGTTGTGTTGCTCGTAATCTATTACTTGCTGCATCTCCAATAGCAATAGGAGTACTATCTCTCATTAATCTTGAAGACCCAATAAAAGACGAAACTCCAAAAGAAATAACAGCTAATATAAGTATTTTACTTGATGTAAATGTTGGTGTAATTTTACAACAAAATATTAATCCATTTCCATTTTGATCTGTTCCATCAATATCTTCAAATGTTGAACCAGTCATAGAAAAAGTATCGCTTTTATGAGAACTTATTGTTTGTATAACACTACCATTAGGTAAAGAACTTAAACCACTTCCACTAAAATTTAATTTTGTTAATGCCATATTTTATCCTATGTTAGTTCTTGGATTAAATTAAAAATACAATAAGTATAATGTCCAGCACTTGGTAAAGTATCACTATTTCTATAATAACCTGAAGTATTAGCACTTTTAAACCCAACAACATCTCCAGCATTTAAATATTGATGTACTGAACTATGATATTCTCTACTTGAAGTCCAAGTTAAAACATATTGTTCTGTGCCATTAATATCTAAATTAAAATGACCAGATACATTTGAAGCTGAAGTTATTCCAGCTAAAGTAATAAAATAAATTCCATTAACTGGTGCTGTATACTTATATGTTGTAGTGTTAAAATCAGATGATCCACTACCTTTGCTTTGATACACAGCAGTTAAAGGCAAAAATGATCCAGTAGTAACTGTGACGTAACCACTTGTTCCTTGTGCATATGCAAAGACAAAACTTGTAGTTTTTGGTGTAACAACACCAGTACCACTTATAGTCATAGCAGTATTTCCACTACTGTTCTGAATATTGTTTACTTTAATTATACTTGTCATAGTTTATCCTATTAACATTGCTCCAAATGATGTGTATGCTTCGTGTGTATGAGGAACTGTATATTGAGTATCAAGACACATAGCAAACTCTTGTCCAACACTTGCACTTACATATACTGTGGCTGAACTACTATTATATTGATGATTATTAGATGTCCAAACAAGGCTATATCCATAACTTGCATTATCTGAACTTGTTAAAAATAATGCAACTTTAGAATAATTATTAGCATTTTTATATCCAATATTCCAATTTACTTGATAAATTCCAGCAACTGGAACAGTAAATTTACCAGTTGTATTGCTAAAATGATTTCCAACATTTAAGGCTACTTCATCAAAAAGCATTATTCTAATAGTGCCATTTGGTGTTACACCATTTATTGCAGTTGCAGATGAAATTGTACTAGCGTAACCTCTTGTATAAAATAAAGGCTTATTAGGTGTAGTAACTCTACCACTACTATCAACTGTCATAGCAGTATTAGTACCAGTACTATCTTTTATATTAGCGACTTCTAAGTTTGTTGCATTTATAATTCCACTCATAATTTATCCTATTAAGTAAGCTCCAAATGATGAATATGCTTTTATGCCACTTGTGTAAGCAGTTGTGTATTGACCATCATAAGTCATTGCAAACTCTTGTCCTACAGTTGCGTTAACTAAAACTGTTGTACCACTACTTTCATAAGCACTATAGCTACTTTCATACTGCGACCATGTGTCAACATATCCATAATCAACATCATCGTTTGGTGTTAAATAAAGTGTTACTTCAGTGTAATTATGTGCTGCTTTATAACCAATATGAAACATGACTTGATAAATACCAGCAACTGGTACAATAAATTTACCAGTACTATTATTAAAATGATTCCCAATATTTATATCAATAGTGTCCCATAATGCTATTCTATTATTAGAATTTATTGTTAGACCATTAATTGTGTCAGAACCAGCTGCTCTTAATGAACCATAACCTCTTGCAAAAAACATAGGTCTATTAGGTGTAGTTACTGTACTGTTTACTGTTACTTTACCATTACTAGTTTTAGCTTCTATTGTATCTACAAATATTTTAGACAATTGTTAACACTCCATTTACTGTTAAGGTAACACCATTATCTATGGTTATATCTCCAGCAACCATGGCTCTTTCAGATGTACCTATTGTTATGTTATCTGATATTGTTGAATCATTTATTCTTAGAGGATCACGAAACAATGTAGTCGATAAATGTGTGCCTTGTACTGATCCAGTTGATGGAACACCACTTGATAAAGCACTACCCATGACAAGTATGTAATCAATAACATCATTTGCTGATAATGTTTCTGTAAAAATAATCTGTGATCCTGATATATTAAAAGCATCTTGTGGTGCTTGTGTTACACCATTGACAGATACAATACATTGTTCAGTTGTTCCAGGTGCGAAAGCTGCACCACTTCTTTGTAAGTTAAATGTATTACTAGCTGCTTGTGGTATAGCATCTAATTTTATAAACTCTCCAGTAATATTTTCTCTACCTACATATGGCATCTGTTACTCCGTTGGTTTCTCTGGAAACTTAAAATCTTTATCATTCATGCTTTTAAATTTCTTAGTTATATCTCTTAATTCTTGTCTATATGTTTTCCATTTAGTTGGCATAGTAACATCTGAGTTTCCCATGTAATCTGTTTCAGATAATAATAAAGTTCTTTGACTTCTTAGTTCAGCCAACTCTCTATCAGCTTTTCCGTCATTCCATGCTTTTAAATCTGCATCTGCTTGTTTATTTTCTTTTGCAGTAAAAGCAACTTTTTTACCATTTATTAAATTATATCTCGTCATTTTGAGTACCCAAATAAACTTATTTGACCATCATTAAAAGTTGAACCATCTAATTCAAACTTAATACCATTGACAGTACCAATATCATTTTGTGTTCTCCACCAACCAGTTCCACCATGATTGTCTGCTGCACTTGTCATTTGACCCATAAAGGTATAAGTTCCAGACCTTATAACCATAGGGCTTACATTTGTTTGTTCTGTAGTCAATCCAGTATGTATGTTATACATATCCATATTAAAGAAAAATTGTGAACCACCATATATAACTAAACTTAGAGGTGCTAGAAAGTCATTTGCACCACTTGTGTGATAACCAAGAAATGCTCCAGCTGCTGATCTGTTTGCGTGTTCACCTTGATAGATAGCTATGCCACTTGTAACATCTGCACTATTAACTCTAAATCTCATTCTTAATCTACAGTTATTTCCACTATCACTTACAACATTAGCAATAATTCGATAGCTATCATATGCTGAAGATATGTTATCAAATGTAATTGCTGAAGTTGCAGATGTAATATCTTGTCTTGCTAATTTAACTAAGCCATTATCAGCGCCAGTAACAGTACCAGTAAAAGCAAAGGTATCTGCTAAGTTCATTGATTCTGCTTGTATCTTACTTAATGCCATATCTTAACCTATTCTAAATCCACAAAAGAAATTGTATTCTTGATTGTTTGCTGGGATAACTGGTGTACTTCCACTTCTTGTTCCCGAAGCATATATTGCTTGTCCAGCAGTAAAGTATCCGTTTGTTTGTGCTTGACCTAAAATGTAGCCATCATAACCAGTATAATTTGATTGATACCTCCATCTTTCTCCAGTAATTAAAATTGAAGCATTACTACTGCCATCATCATCTGTTCTATGTAATTGTATCTTTTGTATGTCAGCACCACCCATACTGGAAAATATTGCTGAATGAAGAAAAAAATAAACGCCAGTAACTGGTATTATAAATTTTCCAGTACTTGTATTATAATGATTACCAACATTATGCGCTCCCCATGCTGCTGTTGTTACATCAGGATAGACTATTGGATTACCACCAATGCCCTTAGTAGAATTATCGTTAACAGCTTTAAAAGAAGCAGTTGCAAAACTACCACCATTTGCAGAAGGCAATGTGCCAGTTACTTTTGTTGTTAAATCTATTGTGCTATTTGCTATCTTAGCATTTGTCACAGCAGTATCAGCTATCTTTGCACTTGATATACTACCATCTGGTGGAACAGTTGTTTGTACTGCTCTTGCCAAGTAAATAACATAAATATCATCTGTACCAGCAACAGTACCAGTAAGTGTAACTGTTGTACCATTGACAGAATAGGCTTCTGTAGGCTCTTGTCTTACATTGTTGATATATAACGCAATGTCATTTGCATTAGCTACTGCATGAGTAAGTGTAAGACTTGTGCCACTTGCACCAGTTAGGTCTTGTTTTAAAAGACTTGTAAATGCTGAATCTGATCTGTTGCCTATGTATGCCATTATGTACTAATTGAATCCACTCTTGATACCCAAACATCTAAACTAGATGCTGTGCTTGATTGAAAAAACATTCTATCACCATTTTGCACTACCATTTTGGCTCCTCCATCTAAGAGTTGTAAAGCACTTCCAGCTGGTATTGGTGCATCTTTTACTATAAAATGTGCATTTGTACTTGTTATTGTATTACCCATTCCAGTATGTGCAGTACAATAATAATATAATGTTTCAGGCGTTGTATCTGTTACTTGTAATGTAATCTTAGCATTAGCCTGTCCTTGTGTTCCTGTTGAAGTTACGCCAGTTGTGTAACCTGAATTGTTTGCTCCATCTACTTGTTCAGCAAAAGCAAACACATGAGAGCCAGAACTAATAGTATTACTTGATACATCAAATGTGTAAGTAAATCCTCTATACAAAACCAATGGTGGCTTTGTCTGACCATCTAATAAAAATGCACCAACTTGTGCAGTAACAACAATATTAAAATCAAAAGCTATATCATCATTAGCTTGATTACTTGTCATAAAGCATGAAGCAGTAATAGAGTTGGCAGTTCTATTAGCCATATTTATTCCTATGATTGTATCATCAGAATCAAAATCTGCTGATGTAGGTATGTCACTTGGCGTTGTTCCTACTGCCGTTAGTTTGGTTCTTTCAAAATCTTGTGCCATATTGTACTCCTATAAAGCTACAGCCATTGCTGTTGCAAATCCTTTCGTTGAAAAAGCTGATGTATCTACTGCTTCTACATTTACCCATGCATTAGTATTACCATTGTAAAATTTTAAGACATTAGATGTTGTGTTGTAATATAAATCTCCAGCACTTACTGAGCCTCCTGAAGGATCAGATGACAATGCACCTTGATAAACATTTGAAAACGAAGTAGAGCTTTGCTCTGCTTGTTGTGCATAATATTTTGCAGAGTATAATGTTCCATCTACAGTACCACCAGTATAAGTAGCCCAATCTTTTGCAGAGTGTCTACCATTTGCAGATGATCCTCTATTAATAGCACCAGTTGCATAACCTTTTGCAGAATACTCAGATGTGTTACCTACGGCAGTTGTTGCATTGGGATTACTGCCACCACCAATCGCCCATTGTTTTGATGCACCTACACCATTATCTATGCCAGTTCCACCAATGGCATGTGCTTTAGAAGAATAATCAGATGT